TTGAAAGTATCATTTGCACCTTTAAAGAACCACCTCAATGACAAGTAATTTGAATCTTTCATATTCATGCCATTATCTCCTTTCATTTTAGTATTAGGTCCTCTACTAGCAATGTTTTGAATAGCAGCTGTTCCTAAAGCGTAATTATAGTACCATAAATTAGAAATGTATCCATCAAACCCACCGTTCATTCCTACATATACATCACCATAATTTTGTTTAGGAACACTTGATAGTTGTAAACTTCTTGCAATTGTTCCATTAACATACACGTCAAGTGTCTTGTTTTGGCATCGTATAATAACATTCATCCATTTATTTAAAGGAATATCAGGAATTGATATTTCTTCATTGATAACATCAAATGTGTTCATCATAACAATTAATTTATTACTATCAGGTGCTAAATATAATCCAGGTGCATTATTAGGAAAATTCAATCCGGTTTCCGCTAAATTACTATTGCCTTTATAGAAAATATGTTTATACTGTCCTTGTAAATATTGTAAATTGTTTACATAAATCCAAACAGACCAAGTAAATTCTAAACCATCGCTTGCATTTACTGATCTATAAATAGTGACTGCTCCATTATTTCCACTTGCGTCTTGTGGGAAAACAATTGCATTTTTTGCGTCAACCATACCATTAATTAAATGTGGTGATTGACTTGGCGACATGAAATATGCAACAATAGAAATACCAAATTTTAATAATACAATAAAACCAAAAATCACGACCAATAAGAATGCAAATTTTGCTACTAAACTATTAGATTCAAAAAAACTACTATTTCCACTACTTGCTTTATTTGTTGAAAATGAATTATAATTTGAATTATCCATTATATATAATATATATTAAATGAATAAGAAAAATTATTAAATTTGTTAATTATTAGATTGATATAATTATATTTGAATCTAATAATCAAATGGTCTAAATAGTTACACTGCTTTGAGTTGTACCATTTTCAACTAATGATATTTGTACTTGGTAACCTTGCAAGAAATTTGAAAACATATTACCACCATAACCCTTTGTATAAATATTATAAGCTTGTTGGGGGTTTAAAGAATTAGGATAATACTGAAATCTTGAGGTCCAACCATCAAACCCTCCAAGTGGTGTAACATAAATATCTGCACTATTATTAACATTAGCAACTCCAGGTAATAAACACGTCTTTACTAATTTACCATCAATATATACATCAAGTGACCTACCATATATACTGATAGTTAAATTGACCCATTTTTGAACAGGTACATTTGCTACACTACATGTATGGACAACTGTGTTACCTCCAGGTGTAGTAGGTGTTTGATTAATTCCAGGAAAACATCCTAAAGATATATCCAAATTATTTTCTACGGCACCTAAAACAATGGCTGGGCATGGGTCAAGTCCACTTAAACCAGAAACAGACCCCCCTTTACTTTTACTTGGTGAACCCATTCTACCAAAAATTACTTTAGGTTCACCATATCTGTAATTGAAGTCATTAATGTAAAACCAAATAGAATAAGCGAAGTTGCTAGATGGAGTATTAGAACCATTGGTTGCTAAAGAAGACGCCTTAATAGTGCTAGCATTTTGACCATTTTGTAAACTCAATAAAGTGTTAGGGTCTTTAAAAATATAAATAAAAAACATGATAATCAAAACAATTATTAAAATAGTTAATACAATACCTAAAATACTCATTTCTTTAATATAATATAGAGTTAGAAATTATCTATTTACTTAATAGAAATAATTGTATTATTTGAATTATTTGTTACAGGAGGGTTTTTATTTTTCATATTGTTATAAATATTGTAAATATTTGTAATTGTTAATGATTTTTTGAAATAAACTACGTTACAAATTCCGCCATTTACACCGTTATCACTACCAACAGTTAATGCATCTAATTTCATGTATGGAATTACTTCAATGGAAGATTTAACCAATTCGCCGTTTAAAAATATATCTAAAGTTCCACCATTGAAATTGATAATAATATTATTCCATTTTTGAAGTAACAAATTTTTATTAATATAAACAATTCTATTGCCGTTATCATCAAACTCTAGTAATTTATTTTTACTTTTTTTATCCAAATCTTTTTGGTCCATAGTAATCATTAAAGTATTTGTATCAGCTTTATAAAGAACGTTTGGTTTGCCTCCATAATTTAATAAAGATGAATATTGACTGTAGCTTGGGCTTGTATTAGGCGCATTAGCATCTAAAAATATCCAAAAAGATATGCTATATTGGTAATTTAAATTATCGTTTCCATTCAATTGTTCATAATTAGCTAGTGGATAAAGATTGTTTGTATAAACAGGATTTTCAACTAATTGTTTACCACCTTGTATATTTATAAAATGCTGAATTTTTGGTAAAAATATGTATAATAAAAGTAAAACTATTATTATTAGTAATATTAATAAATTACTACTAGTTGTAGAATAATATTCAGACATGACTGTTTTCATAATGACATCAAAAACGCCTGAAAATAAACATGGTATATAAAAAATCAAATTAATTAACAGGTCAAAAAAACCATCTTTACTTTTATTTGCACCATTTGATGGTAATTTGACGAAAATTGTTTTATATATTAAAATCAATATAGCTATAATAAGAAAAATACTTAATATAAAACTTATAATACTTGAGTATCCTGATAAATGTTGAATATTATAAACAATAAATGCGATAATAATTCCAGAAAGAGTAAAACCAAACAAAGCAAGCAAAGCTTTTTTTGCATAGGTTAATTTTGAGTCTATAAAATCGGACGCTTTATTATTTTTAAATCCAGTAAACATGTTAACAACTAATAATATGGACCAAATTATGCATATAACAAATAATAATACACTGACAACAATTGAACTATTAGTGTTCTTAAAAAAACCGCCTGGGTAAGTTGTAATAACAATTGTCATTATAATTATAAATAAAAAGAACCCAATGCCTCCATATTTTGAAAAAGCTGAAATATTTCCCAATACATTTTCTGTATTGGTTGAATCTTTAAAACTATTACTAATATTGGGCAATGTTAGTAAAACTATTAAATATATAAATCCAAATATTCCCATTAAAAGTGTCAATAGTAAAGACGTATTGAAGTTTTTTGTCATGTATTCACCAGGATTAACGGAATAATATGTAATACCCAATGTAATAAAGCAAAAATACAGAATAATCATTTTTATTCTTTCATAATTTACATTGAAAGTTTGTACATAATTACTTCTGAAACTTATTACAAATAAAATGAATGCAATTATTAATGTAATAGGAACAATGTAATATGCGTTACTATCTAGTATATTTCTTGGTAATAAACGAAAAAATAAAATTATAAAAATTGTGTATAAAATAACATATGTAACATTATTGATTTGATTAAACAAACTTTTGAAATCTCCGAGACTAGGTAGAAATACAATACACAATATAAGAATAATTAGAATAAAACTGACTGAAATGATTGAATTAGAAATTTTTGGGTTTTTTATCGTTGGAATACTTAAATTTATATTTGTGATTCCATTTGTGATTCCATTTTTAACTCCATTTTTGATTGAATTTGCTTCATTATTTACGATTGATAACATTTCATTTTTTAAAGTATTTTCATAGTTTTTTGCTTGTTGTGCAATATTTAAATTTTTAAAATAATTCAGTTGTTTACTCAAACTTTCCAAGTTTTTCATTTCGTCTTGACTTTTTTTATAGTTATTCAAATAATCTTCAACTTTTCCTGGTGGTATGTTATCCGGGTTATAGCCTGGGGGTATACTATCCTGATTATATCCTGGTGGTATATTACCAGGATTATAACTAGGTGGTATATTGTTAGGCGCATTGTTAGGTGGTATATCAAAACCCTCTGGTTTAATTTTACTAAATGAAATATAATCTGTAATTATTAGTACAAAGACAATTATAATTAATATTAATAACAACAATATAAAAGGCCAAGATTTTGTCTTTATTTTTTCTAATACATTATTATCTAAATTTGTTTTACTATTTTCATACATGATATTATTTATATTATTATAATATAATGACACAATAAATTATTAATAAAATGAAATTACATTACATATTTTCACTAGCTGTTTTTTTACCATGACAATTACGACACAATGCGATTAGGTTTTGCACGTCATTTCCACCACCATATTCTAGTCGTATTTTATGGTCAATCTCAAATGTATGGTCTAACTGTGAATCGCAATGACCACATTTCCAATCTTGATTTGCTGCAACGTATTTTTTCTTTGTTTCGCTTACAGAACGTTTACTTGCGCCTTTACCAGATTGCATCATTCTTTGGTGTGATTGAGGTGATTGCTGCTGCCCAGAATTCACTCCGTATAATGTTTCCATGAAGCTATTACCAGTAGTACTGCCACTGCTATTGTTACCATCGTTACTATATCCATTGCTATTCGACGTAAAATCAAAAAGAGGTGTAAACATTTCTAATGACGATTTATCAATGGGCATATATTTGACTGCATTGTGTGCAGTTTGCAACATATTTTTACCTTGTTCTGGATTTCTTTTAAAAAGCAAATAAATTCCTAAACCTAAAATGCAATAAAAACCCATAGTATAATATTTTTTGTATGACATTAACATTTTACTATATTTTCCATCATGATATGCATTATAAACTAAAAATGCTGTTATTAATAATATCCATAATTCAATTCGCATATTATTAAATAATAATAATAAATTATTTTTTTCTTTTTATATATACTTGTAATTAAAGTATTTTTATACTGGTTCTGCTTTAATTAGTATAGGTTCTCTGTTACGTATCACTTTACACAATCCGCAATGATTACATATATATATTATTACAGAAGTTGTATCTAAAACATCTGCTGCATCACCAAAAATCGCTTGACCTATACCAGAACGTAGTTTTGATTTTCCGAAGCTACCAGTTTTTTCTTGATAGCTATTTTCTTTACATACTTCACAAAGTACATTTTTATCATCGTATGTGAGTTTAACATTGCCAGTTGCACCATATGATTTGCCACCTTTATTTTTTTTGGTTTTATTTTTACCTAAAATTCTTTTATTTTTATAACTAATCATTTTTATACAATAATTGTATAAAATAATTGTATAAAATATAAATTAATTTATTAAGAAATTTATATTTTTGTATTTATTTATTCTAGTTACATTTGAGGAGATAATGGCATCATGCCGCTCTGTTTTATAAATTGCATGTGATTTTTAGTTAGAGTTAATAATCCAAAAAACATTAATAAAATTAAAACATACGGTAACAATACTAAGAACCATGCTAAACTTTTCCATCCTTTACTGCACAACCATCCTAGGATGAATGTGTAAATGACGGCAAAAATTAATTTACCTAAAACAGCCATAATATGGAAGCCACTGAAAAGTCCCAATAAAATACTTAAAATTGCTAACGCAAAATACAATTTTGCAGGAGTGCATAGTTTTTCAAACTCTTTTGAGGAAAACATAATTATAATATATGTATATAATATTTTTTTGAAATTTTTGCAATATTGTAATTTTGTAATTTTATAAAATGAATTTAGTTTTACTTAGTATTTGTATGTTTTATCAAAATATTCAATTCTTTCAAATGATT